AAGCCACTCTTGAATGTTCTGAATCCGCTGCTCTTTCTTGCGTTTGATGGCGTATGCGTTTAGCCGAATCTGCCGGGCTTCTTCCTCAAGGGCATTCTTGCGCTCTTGGATAATAGCGTCCCGCCGTTGGCACATCTCTTCGTACAGGCCAGACTCGTTACCGCTGCCGTAGATCAAAGCCTCACGTAGCTCCACTTCCATCTTGAACATCTGGCGCGACGCAAACATAGCGTCAAGCGCCTCGGCAGTAGCGTCCTTCTGTACCGGCTTACCTAGCTTCTGGTCATGCTCCTGCTGTATTACCGCAGCCTGTATCTCACCCTGCGCCGTAAAGAAGGCACTAATGTCGTGATAACACTCCTGCACTTCCTTACCAAGCGCAATGGCTTCCTTCACCCCAGCAACAGCCGCTTTGGCTACTGCAAACGCCGCACCGATTGTGATTGGGTCCATACATCTTTAAGCATTTAACGCGTTTAATCTACCCCAAACCCAAGCAGCAGAAGCCACTGGGTCAAACGGCACAGGATCAGTATCAGGTGTAGCGCCTTGCGTAGTCCAGCCCGAGCCAACAGAAGTCAAATAAGCCTCAAGATCAGCCTGTGTAGCTACAACTTCAGCATCACCAGTATCGTCACCCTCGCTAATACCAACCATAACCATATCGCGTGGACTAGCAGTAGCAGGATCACCAACAACAAACACACCGCCTACACCTTCAGGATGCAAGCAAAGAAACGAAGGAATAGTACCTTCAGCAGTTAAACGGTACTTGATGACTTTGTGTGCCATAACTTCTCTCCTTGGGCATATTGCCCATTAAAACAATAAGCGCCAAAATGACCTAATTCGCACCACGGGGCAACCCAAACGGTCCCGCCATGTTTACGATACTCGTAGCAAAAATTGTAATCTTCAGACAGCAATTCGTGGTCAACATTCTGCACTTTGAAGAAGTCGTAAACCTCTGCATTAGTTGGAATCGTTGACCCGCCGTTCATGTAGTAACCAACATGAGGCCGCAGTTTCTCAAACACATCGCGCCGGATTAACATGAAACCTGTCCCCGCATGCTTTACTTGAAACGGGATAGCCGCATCAACCATCTCGTGCCCCGGCAGTTTATTCAGATTGAAGATGCCCGTTAGCTTATGCAGGTCTTGTACGCCGTTCTTAGCACCTTCTCTCACTGCTTCCCAGTTCACACCCTTCATTGGTACAGCGCCAGCAATAATGCCCTTATCAGCCTTAATCATTCGTGCAATGTCGTTAGCTACAAACTTTTGGTCTGCGTCAATAAACATCAAATGCGTAGCGTCTGAGTTCAGAAAATGCCAAGCAATCGTGTTTCTACCGCGTTGGATCAATGACTCGTTGCCAAGGAAGATGCAAGTCAACTTAATGTTGTACTGGATACAGGCTTCTTTTAGAGTAAGCAATGACTGTACATACTCTGTACACATCATGCCGCCATAAGCAGGTGTTCCAACAACTAAGTGCATCACGCTACCTTTGATTTTGGTGGAGGGGCCATTTCCAACTGTGGCGAGTTCGTCAAGCTGCTACGGTCAAACACAGAAAAACCACGACGCGCCGCAAAAATAGAAGGATCAGCAGCCCACTTATCCGCGCAAGCCTCAAGCCAACGCATCGTCATCTCGTGCGTAGGAGCCATACCTTTAGAGATAAACTCATTTTCCATTGTCAGGTAAGCGAATACCTCGGCTTGAGCCTGTGCTGCATTGATGCCAAGATCAAACAGATAGATCATGTTGCCTTCGTCAATCACACCATTGCGGCTTCTAGCGGCGTTTAGACCCTGCTTCATGCAGGTCATGATGTGATAACGAGCTTCTTCTTTTTCGTAATCTTCTTCTGTAATCTCATTTTTGCCAACCGCCTCTAACAACTGCGCGTGCTGGTTGACCATAAAGTTCATCTTGCGAATTGCGCCGTTGACCGCGTTCTGTGTGCCTTCAAGATGGGAGCCTATCTCAAGAATCTCGATCTCCAGCAACTCACGGTCAAACGGATTCTCTTCTGTTTCTAACGCGGCGGTCTTGCGTTTCATCTCTACCTGCTTTTTGCGCAGGTTGATGTAGGCTTCTTGTAGAGCAGACTTAGTTCGGTCAATCTCAGCTAACGTATGCTTAATAGAGCGGATAGGCGTGATGGCCGTTACGTCCAAAGTCACCTGCATGAACTGGCTATGGGACTTATGGAAGTTACTTGTATCTCGCGTGACAGCGGGCATCTTGCTGTCAATGTTCGCCAGCATAGTGTTGTACTCCGGCTTGTTAATAGCCAGAGCCGTGTTGATGTTGCTGATGATTAAGTCGTTAGACAAGTATTTCTCCTGTTAAATTAAAGACCACCGTGAACATTAGAGCAAGCTGCTAATCTAAGTTGAGAAACAGTTAAATCGCCAAAATCAATAGCATTACCGGTAGTGTTGATTGTTACATACTCTATTACATTTACAGGAAGTCCAGAATTACTGCCTCCACCAAACAATCCGCGTGTTGTTGATGAGCAAGCTGAGTTTTGTATAACAATAACTGCTAAATCGCCAAAGTCAGTCGCATTTCCGGTTGTGGCTATCGTAATATAATCAATAATATTTGTAAAAGTTCCACCAGAATTATTACCGCCACCAAATAAACCTCTGGTTGCAGAAGAACATGATGCTAATCCTGCTCTACCTACACTTAAACTACCAAAACTTGTAGAGTTGCCAGTTGTTGCGATGGTTACATAAGTAATAGTTGCTACTACTACAGTAGTTTCCCCTCCAGCAAATATTCCGCGTGTTGTAGATGAACACGATGCTAAAAATTGAGTTGTTGCTGTTAAGTCGCCAAAGTCGGTAGCATTTCCGGTTGTTCCAATGGAAATATAATCAATTGTATTTGTATTGGCTCCAGTATATCCTCCACCAAATAAACCTCTAGTAGATGAGCTACATGATGCAAGCCATTTTCTTGCTAATGTTAAGTTTCCAAAATTTGCAGCATTTCCTGTTGTAGCTATAGTTACATAATCAATTGTAGATGTTCCATTATTTGCTGCTGGTGTTTGCCCTCCAGCAAATATTCCCCTAGTAGAAGATGCACAAGAACCTAATCCACTTCTTGAAACCGTTAAATCGCCAAAGTCAGTTGCATTTCCAATGGTTGATATTGTTACATATCCAATAGTATTTCCAGTCGCTTCAGGATTACCGCCACTAAATAAACCTCTTTGACTATTACCAGCAATAGGCCATAACCCTTGCTTAGTCCAATAAGCTACTTGATCTAGTGTCCATATACCAGAAGCTGCACCGTCAGAATACGGGCCAGCAGGTGCTACAGGTATAGGGCGAATAATGCCAGCGTTCCAATTAGAGATCCCCATTTTACAAACCTCCGTGAGAGTTGGAACAAGCTGCCGGGTAAGCAATCCCGGCGATTAAATCGCCAAAGTCAGTAGCATTTCCGGTAGTTGCAATTGTTATATAGTCAATAATATTTGTTGTATTATTTCCAGCAACTACCCCACCACCAAATACACCCCTAGTAGAAGATGAACATGCTGTTAAAGAGTCTCTTGCAACCGTTAAACTACCAAAAGAAACAGAATTTCCTGTTGTAGCTATTGTTACGTAATTCATTGTGGCAGAAAGCCCGCCAGATCCACCACCACCAAATACGCCACGAGTCGATGATGAACAAGCAGCTAAATTAAATTGTATTGAGGCTAAATCTCCAAAATCAGTTGCATTTCCCGTTGTGGCTATGGTTATATAATCAATAACATTAATAGCTGGTGAATTTCCACCACCAAAAATACCTCTAGTTGGTGATGAGCAAGCAGCTAATCCATATCTGGCAACTGTTAAATCACCAAAGTCAGTAGAGCTTCCTGTTGTTGCAATAGTCACATATTCAATTACATTAGTTGTATCACCACCAGCAAATATTCCACGAGTTGAACTTGAACAACTTGATAAATAATATAGAGAAGTAAGCAGACTTCCAAATGATGTTGAGTTACCAGTAGTAGAAATAGTTACATAATCAATTGATGTCATATTACCTAATCCACCACCAAATAAACCTCTGGTGGAACTAGCGCATGATCCTAAATATGATTTAGCGGCTGATAAATCACCAAAATCAGTTGTGTCACTTAAAGTTGGTATTAATATGTATTGGATAACATTAACCCTGCCAGAGCTAATTGTTGTTTGCCCTCCTCCAAATAACCCCTTAGGAGTAGCTGGATTGGTCCAATTCCCTTGCGCTACCGCTTGATACACTTGCACTAGGTTCCATACACCGCTGTAAGATGGCATTATTGAACCCCTCCATTACCGTTGGAACAAGCTGCAATGTAAACTCCAGCAACCGTTAAATTGCCAAAACTAGCGGCATTACCTGTTGTTGCAATTGTTATAGAGTCTGTAGTTGCGGTAAAACTTATTGTACTGGTCCCCCCACCGAATAAACCTCTTGTAGAGGATGAACACCCGCCTAAATCTATTTTAATTGTTGTTAAATCACCAAAATCAGTTGCACTACCAGTTGTAGCTATAGTTACGTAATCAATAATATTAGTAGTGCCAAGAGTGTTATTCCCTCCTCCTCCAAATACACCACGAGTTGAAGAACTACACGCGGCCAACTGTGATCTTCTATTTGTCAAATCGCCAAAATAAGTAGAATTACCGGTTGTTGCTATGGTTACGTAGTTAATAGACAATATGACAAACGGGTTTGTATTATTACTGCCTCCACCAAATAAACCTCTTGTAGAGGATGAACACGATGCTAAAGTGGAATTCACAACGTCCAAATTACCAAAGCTAGTGGTGTTCCCCGTGGAAGCGATTGTTATATAGTTGATGGTGGATAAAGGCGTACCAGACGAAGTTCCCCCGCCAATTACTCCGCGAGTTGATGAATTACATCCAGCCCCTTGCAACATTGAGATATAGTAATCACCAAAATCAGTTGCATTCCCAGTAGAAGCGATAGTTACATAATCTATTACATTTATAGCTGAACTTACGCTTTGACCAGCTACAAATACCCCTCTGGTTGAGGAGGCGCAAGTTGCGTAACCATATCTAGAAACAGTTAAATCACCAAAATCTGTAGCATTTGATGCAGAACTTATATTGAAGTAATCAATAACATTTATAGGACCTGTTGCAGTATTCCTCCCTGCGAATAATCCTCTAATGGCAGCGGGGCTAACGCTCCCACTAGCAGCACTAAACGGGCTAGGGCCAAAAGTATTTAATGCCCATACGTTCATCGTATAAGCAGAACCGTTGGTTAATCCTGTAACTGTGAGTGGGGATGCAGCCCCCGTAGCTGTGGCTGTTGTGCCATCGGAAGTTTTAATAGCTACTGCGCCATAGCCTGTAATAGCCCCACCACCTACATCAGCAGGTGCAGTAAAGCTAACAGTTGCTTCGGCATCGCCGCCTGTAGCAGTACCAATCGTAGGCGCATTAGGCACCTTCAACGGGTTGTAAAACGCGGATATAACCCCCGCTAGGAAACGCATGGACATGACGTTGCCTCTTTAAGAGTTAATCTCTTCCCAGCTTGCGGTTGCAACCAAATCACCAGAAGTGCCAGCAATAGCGCCAATAGATTGGTTTTCTAGCAAATAGAAAGATGTGGTTTTATCTGTGACAATCAGTGTAGCGTCAGCAGGGACAGAGATTGTTGAAACAATCGCAGTTGCCGAACCACCTAAAGCAGCAGCAGAGTAGATGTTAACCGTTATGTCAGCAGCCGCAGTGCCATCAATATTAGCAACCGTGATTGAGTTGATCTTATAGACTTTACCACTTGATGCCGCATTAGACGCAAGCGATGTTGCGCTTGTTCCAACAGCAACGGAAAGCATGTTGCCGTAAATGGCAGTGACGTTGACGATATTTGGGTTTGCCATGTCGGCTCCTTTTTATATAGCAAAGATTAAATCAAAAGCAATGGACTTACCAGCGGTAATGCCTGTCGTGTCGGAAGCAGCAATAGTCTGGTTAGGCCATGTGCCAGTTATAGTGACATTTGAACCCGCTACCAGTGCTGGAGTAGGAGTACCAGTACCCCCACTTGCTACAGCTAACGTACCCGCAACCGTGACCGCTCCACTTGTGGCTGTTGACGGGGTTAACCCGGTGCTACCAAAACTAATGGTCGAAACACCATCAGCTTCAGTTGTAGATATTTTTACAAAATCAGAACCATTCCAAGCCGCTAAACACTTTTCGCCAGAAACAATAGTAATCCCTGCTGTTGGACCAGCGCCTACTAACTTAACTGCAAACCCGCCAGAAGTGCTGTTAATAACAACGTATGCCTTGCTTTGAGCAGGAGCGGTAATTGTTTTAATAGTTGTTCGTGCACCAGTGCATAACAACACCGCATTACGTGCTTGGTTAGCCGCGCCGTTGGTCGTAGACAGTGTTACATCCGCGTCTGTGCTTAACGTCGTTGTACCAGCAACAGCAGAATCAATCAGGCCAGTAATCGAGTCATTGACTGTTGCACCCCAAGTGCCCGACAAGTCTCCTGTAGTTGGTAGGGCCAGACCAAGAAGGGGGGAGAAATTTGTGACTGCCATTTTATTTCCTTATAAGCCGCGCAAAATACCTATTGCCTGTACGTAGGCTTTTGAGGCGGCTGTTGACGTTTGGAATGTAGGAGCGGAGCCGGTAGTTGCCGTTAACACTTGCCCAGTTGTCCCATTAGCGATAAACGATGTCGTGGCTACGCCTGTTTGATAGGGTATTTGGTTGGCTACACCGCCCGCTACGTTTACCGCGCTGCCTGTAACTGAAATAGGCCATGTAGAGGAAAAATTAGTTGAATCTACTTGTAGTCCCAAGTTAGATCCCAGCCAACCAATATATAGTTTATTAGCCCCTTGCCCAGTTCCGCCGCCCTGCTGTACCGGCGTATAGCCAATTGCCGTTGCAGCAGATACCCAAGTAAACGCCGAGCCATTCCAATTAAGTAGCGTGCTGGCTACTGTAGGGGCTACCGCATACCCTGTGGTACTAGCCGCAGTATTATAGACAATTCGATTAGCCGCGCCACCCGCCACATTTGTAGCAGTCGTAGCTGTTGTTGCATTACCTGACAAAGCCCCTGTAATAGTGCCCGTTGCGCTTAAATCAGTAAACGTAGTTTGTACAAACTTGCCCGCAGCATCAAGCCACACACCTTTTCCGGAAGGGTAGGTAACAAATACATCTTTAGTACCCGCAGAAAAATTAACCAAACTACCGCTATTACTAGAAGACAACACAGTAGTACGAGATAGGGTAGTGCCAGAAGATGTGTATGTACCAATACCCACTTCCCACTCAGTGCCTGTTTGCGCAACAATAGTGTAGTACGTACTGTTTGCATCACCAATAGCAGCAAAACTTTGGAACCCTGTAGACGCGCCAGCAAGCGTGATCGTGCCTGTACCAGCCGTAGTGGTAGTCTCTTTAACGCGATCTGCTAGAACAAGTGCCATATTGTGTCCTTACACCGTCATCTCAACATTTTGCCAATTAGGCGTTTGCGAGTCATCCAAAAGCTGCCAATTAGGAGTTTGCCCATCATCTATGACAGACCAATAGAATTTATCTACTGTGCCAACTTGTCCTCTAGCCTGTACCCCTGTTATGGCAACCGTGCGGCTAGTTGCTGTTATTGATCCTACCGCACCTGTAGCTACAACGCCATCTTCAGTTGGACTGTTTTCTTCAGTAACATCACCTACTGCGCCCGCAGCCTCTACGCCGGTCAGCGCAATTTCACGATCAGCAAGAGCTACAGTGCCTACTTCGCCTGTAGCTACAACGCCTTGCAGCCCGGCTTCAACCCCAAGAATTCCAATTGATCCAACTTCACCAAAGCCTTGCGCCCCATTTACCCCAATAGCCCGTTCATCTACTAATACTGTACCTACTTCGCCAGAGGCTTCAACGCCAGTAAGTGCTTCTGTCGTAACAAATGCTACGGAGCCTACCCCTCCTGTTGTTTCTATGCCCGTTAAAGTAACAACAATATTTGAGGTAACAGTGCCTACTGATCCTGTAGCCTCAACACCACTTAATACTTCGGTTTTGGCAAAATTAACTGATCCAACTGCACCTGCTGCCTCTACTCCCGTAAGGGCTTTTGTGCTTGTTTCTGTAACATTGCCTACCGCCCCTGCTGCTACAACACCTATTAACGCAACGGAACTAACTTCCGTAACCGTGCCTACCGCGCCAGAAGCCTGAACGCCGGTAAGAGCAACGACTACCGTCTGCCCTGAAAGGGAGGCAAACGGCGCTTCAGCAAAAGCGGCTATTCCGAACATGGCTACCCTAGCGAGTTACCCCGCTAGTCCTATTAGGTTGTAGCCAAACGGATCAATGCAGTTGTTGTAGTGTTAGCTGGCATCGTCAATGTAAACGTACCGGCAGTAATAGTCTGCGAACCAAAGGTATGAACGCTAATTGCCTTATTGGATTGCGTAGAGTTATACAACAACACCGCGTCAAACGCAGTAGCCAAAGTTACTGTCGTGTATGTAATACTTGCCGATGGAGTCCAGTAAGCCACGCCCGCTGTTGCCGATGCGTTAGTAGAGGTTGGCGCAGTTGCATTAGTTACCGTTACACCCCCCGCAACATAGCCAGTGCCTGACACTTCATTACTAGCACTGTATGCTGTGGTGCTTGCGTTTACCGTAGCAGAGGCTAGATACAGAGCAGCTTTTAGCGTATCTGTAGTTGGCGCAGTCAAACTGGTGCGTGAAACAAGCGTTGCGGTGCCAAGCTGATGCTCACCAACCATAAGCTGTTGCATAAACGAAGTGCACATGCTTTGTGTATTAGCCATTTGAGGCTCCTTTAAAAATTAACCGAAAGATGCGGCTTCAACTTTTAGCCCCACCGCTTTTTTTAGTTGAACATGGGCAGAACGATGTACCAGTTCGCCATCTAACCAATACTCTACCCACGTAGTGTATTCATTATCGTTATCGACATTACCCTCGCGCTTCTCCAGCAAGGATTCGTCCATTTCACCTTTAGTCGTCGTAATCAATTTGAACTCCTGATAATGGCAGATGTAGCTGTGTTGGTAGGCGGCGTAACCGTAAAATCAGTAGACGTTTTATCAGATCCAAAATCCAATACCGCAATTGATTTGTTACCTTGCGACGCATTGTAGATTAACGCGCCACGCGCTGTAACAGAAGCATTGAAGTCAACCGCATTAAAACTGACATACGCCGTATAACCAGATGAGTTAATTGTCACGCCGGTTAACAAAACCCCACCGGCAGTATAGCCGCCGCCAGTAACTTCGCCACTTGTTGTGTAAATCAAAGTATCCTGATTAAGATCTGCGGTCGCAACATACAGCGCCATGTAAAGATCATCAGTAAGAAGGTTATGTACCGCTTCGTACAGTTGCTTCTTAAAGCTAGTAGTTTGAGTTTGATTAATCGCCATATCAAGTCACCGCCTGTCTGTACTGACCTGAACGATAAGCGTCTTGACGCTCCATACCATCCCCCAGACGTTTAGCCAGTGCCAAAGCCTCTTTGTACTTACCGTCATACAACGCAAGTAAGTCAGTCTCGCCCTTCATAAACGTATAGGCTTCAACCAACGATCCGTATAACAGTACAGAATCAAAGTTGTCACCCAACCATGACGTGTTAGCAGTTGTGATTGACTCAGGGTAGTAATAGAAATGTAGCTCTGCTGTGTATGCACTATTTGGCGTTGGGCCAAGAATAAACGTCAACTCATTAGTAATCGCACTTCCCACAATAGCTGGACCAAATAACGCATAGTACGCAGGTAACCCTGTATCAGCAGGAGTAGGGTAAGACTCACGGATAAAGTTAACGTCCTTGTTCAACAAGAAAGTGTATGTTTCCGTAGCCAATCCGTAATTCTCAATAATTGCCAGCGAGTACACAGCCAGAAAATCATCAGGCGCTTTTAGATACTTATTACCCGACTGTAAATTACCCGTCATGTTCTTAC